GATGACTTCAAATAGTAATAATTATTCAAGCAGAGTAATGTCTCATGCAGTACAAGCAACTGCAGTTGCTGATAAATTCGGGCCAACAACATTAGCATATAGACAAACTTATGGAGTAGGCCCTGACCCAGATGGAGTGTTGGTATCACCTGGAGAAACCGATAGTACTATAATGTATACTATTTTTAGAGCAGGGTCTGATATAGAAGCTCATATTGTTTCACATACACCTGGTCTTTACTCTCCTCATCCAAGAGCACCAGCAGGTTCACCAAACCCGGCAGTAACATTTGTTGATAGTGGAGCCACAGTTACAGCATATGATGATGCGCAACATGATGCTGATGATATGCAACCAGCACCTACATCAATAAATACTAATAATCCCTCAGATAATAGACCCGATACTACATCTTCTACAAATCAAGCAGCGATGTCTGAGTGGTATAGTTACGACCATGATGCAGTTGCACTTGCAACCGCAGGATTTTATGCTTCAACCGCATTATTTACTGGTGATGGTGGTACTTCACTATATCATTACACCAAAAATGTATCAGATTTTGCTAATGGAGATGTAGTAAATCTACCAGCTACTTTTAATGTTAGTCTTGTTCTTATGCATAAACAAGCAGCAACTGGTACTCAACCATATCATGCAGACCTCCAGTTAACTACTGTAAAATATAATGGTGGTACTTATCCTCTTGCAAACCCATTTCCATCAAATTGGACACCAGGAGGATTTACCAATTGGTTGTATGCGGGACCAGGAGCGTCGTTTTCCTCTCAAAGAACTACTTCCTTTGACCCAACTCCTGCAACAACGGCTGGTGCAGAAACGGTATTTAATGGAGTCCCATCTCGTGCTGCAGTCCATCCAGGCAGTCCAGCACCAAGTGCAGCAGGTAAATGGAATTGGCAAGCAGATGGAGAAGGCCCGAGTGGTGGTACTGGAGTACCAGACCCAACTGGTGGATTTTACTGGGAATCATCAAGTGGAACCCGATATAACGAGTGGTCTATTTTAGAAACTCCTGGTCTTTCGGGTTTAACAAGTGATTCAGTAACTTTTTCCATGTATCGTTTTGGTTCAGCAATAGGTACTGCATTTATGGGAATACGAATATATGAGCCGTAAATATGAGTTGGAATGATTGTACATATATAACACAAAGTAATTTTTACTCTGCTTCACAAGAAGATTACCAAGCAGCATACGCACAATGTGTTGGTGAAATTGCTATGTCAGGGTCAACCTATATAACTGAAGTGTCAGAAAGTAAATTATATATTAATTCTGGTTCTCAATCAGGTTCTTTGATATACACAAGTGCACCACATGGATTAGAAGATACTGAAGAAATAGGACACTATGAAACTGGAAGTTTTTGTCATAAATGTAACTCATATTTTAGACATGCTGGTAAAGAAAATATGTTAGAAGTACATACGAAATTTAATATTCAAATAAGATTTGAAGATTATGCAGTAAGTCGTTCACTTGGTTTGATTTCTGATAAACAAGAATGGGATTTTATAAATGATGATTATAGTTGCCCAGGAAGAGAGGTTGTTTCTGGAAGTAATCTAAATATAACACATAGGTTCTGGACAGATTAATTTATTGTTTAGAGATTTTGTGTGATATTTATATTAAACTAATTAGTTAGGAGAAAAGTTATATGTCAGAAGATATTAAAAAAATAACACCAGAAGAACTTGATAGTGTACAAGAGATTCGTGCAAAATACCAAGAGATAACCGTAAAACTTGGTCAGATACAAGTTCAGAGAATGCAAATAACAAATCAAATTGAGGTTCTTAATAAAGGAGAAGAGTCTTTAAGAGAAGAGTGGGCAGATGCACAACAGAGTGAATCAAAAGCAATTAAAGATTTACAAGAAAAATACGGAAAAGTCAACATAAACCTTGATTCTGGTGAAATAAATTAGTCTTAAACACTTGTTTGAGGTTTTTGAATTATATTTATTTAAGAATTAATCTAACCTTAATAATTAACCTATGGAGATAATAATATGGCAGAGAAAGTCGTATCCCCAGGTGTTTTTACCAATGAGAAGGACTTATCGTTTCTTCCTGCTGGTATTGCACAGATAGGGGCAGCAATTGTCGGGCCTACAATGAAGGGTCCAGCATTTCTTCCTACCCCAGTAGAGTCATTTAATGACTTTAAAGAAAAATTTGGTGGGTTGAACCCTGACTTTTATGCACCTTATGCAGTACAACAATATATGAAGAACGCAGGTCGCGTTACAGTTGTTCGTGTACTACATTTAGGTGGATATTCAGTTAGTAACCCATTGTTCATTTATGGTGCAGCTTCTGGTTCATCAGTACATCAAGATTCTGGTTCAACTGCAGGTGGCTACTTAACAGAAAACTTAATGGCAGTATTAGCACCTACCGTTCAGAATCCAACTGGTGACTTCGCATCTTCATCTCTATTAGAGATTGGAGCGTCGGTTACTGAATTAGCAGAAAGTCGTAGTATTGCAGACTTCGGAGTTGGATATGCACAAGTAAACTCTTCTGTTTTTGGACTTGAGTTAAGTGGTAGTGGAGTAGCAGCGTCAACATACACTGCATCTTTATCAAGTACAGATGATAACTATATTACAAAAGTATTTGGTGAAAACCCAAGAGGTGATAAAGAAGCATATGTATACTTGAACTTACCAGCAAACCAAAATGATATTACTATATCAGCAGTATCTATTAGTGGTTCAGCAGGAGATTCTCCGAGTGCTATTCATCTTACCGAAGAGTTAGCAGGTTCAGCACAAAGTGGTTCTGGTGTATTTACATCAACACCATTGGACTTCACAAAAGATTACAAACCAGCATCATCACCATTTATTGTCTCACAAAAAGTGGGTGGTAGTGCAGTTAATCTTTTTAAGTTTCATACTCATTCACATGGTAGTAATGTTAATAAACTTGTCAAAGTAATGATTAGTGACATTAGACCTCCAGCAGCAGCGTTAGCAGGTGTGAATCAAGACTATGGTGATTTCACGGTAACGATTCGTGGAGTTAAAAACTATCATGGTTCTGAAGATTCTGAAAGAAGTCAAGACATAAAAGCAACTTATCAAAAAGTTAACTTAGATAAAGATTCACCAAAATACATTGAAAAAGTAATTGGTAGTCAATATTTTGAAGTTAATTCAAGTGGTAAAGTTGTCTTACAAGGTGGAGACTATCCGTCTGCAGATGATAATGTCTACATTGAAATGGTAACTGGTGTCAAGAATAAGACACTATCCAAAGACCTTATACCAGGTGGATATCGTAAGATTAGTCTTCCGATAAACGATGGTGGAGAAGGTATCTTAGCCGCAAGTCAAATATCTAAACAAATAGATAATGATGGTACTGTAAACACAAATGTAGCATATGGATATAACTATTGGTCTGGTTCTGTAGCACAAGGAACTACACTATATGAACAAAACCTTAACTATTTAGCACCAATACCTGATAGTGCAATAACAACAAACCAAGTTGATTTTGATTTGTTTGCACAAGTAGGTACTATAGGAGCAGAATCACCTTTAGTGAATGAAGCAGTGACACTAAGTTTAACAACTGGTTCAGTAGCACAAAGGAAGTTCTTAGTTCCAATGCAAGGTGGTTTTGATGGTAAGAATCCAGCAGATGATGTCAAAGTTGGTAATAATATTGTTAGTTCAAATACTCAAGGATTTGACATTTCTTCAGCAACCGCAAGTGGTTCTGTTGCTTATGTAAGAGCATTAAATGCTATATCTAATCCAGATGAGTATGATATTAACATGATTGTGGTTCCAGGTGTTTTACAAGGAATCCACCCAACCGTGACAACTAAAGCGAAAAATGTGGCAGAAGACAGAGCAGATGCTTTCTATGTAATGGATGCATTTGAATATGGAACAACGGTCTCATCAGCAGTAACTCAAGTTCAATCATTTGACTCAAGTTATGTTGCAACTTATTACCCTTGGGTACAAATAAGAGATGTTGACAATAACACATATGTTTGGACACCACCATCAGTTGTTGTATCAGGTGTGATAGCACAAAACGATGCATTAGCACATGAATGGTTCGCTCCAGCAGGATTGAATCGTGGTATAACAGACGCAGTTCAAGTTAAGAGTCGTTTGACTCTTGCTGAAAGGGATGACCTTTATGAAGCAAGAATCAATCCGATTGCAACTTTCCCTGGACAAGGTATTTGTATTTGGGGTCAAAAGACACTTCAAATCAAACCAAGTGCATTGGACAGAGTTAATGTAAGAAGACTCTTGATTGCAGTTAAGAAGTTCATCGCATCAGCAACGAAGTTCTTAGTATTTGAACAAAACAACGCAGCTACTCGTAACAGATTCTTAGGTATAGTTAACCCTTACCTTGAGTCAGTTCAACAGAGAAGTGGTTTGTCAGCGTTCAAAGTCGTAATGGATGATAGTAATAATACACCAGACTTGGTAGATAGAAATATCATGTATGGTCAGATATTCCTACAACCTACGAGAACTGCAGAGTTCATCATACTTGATTTCAACATATTACCTACAGGAGCAGCATTTCCTGAATAATAGTTGTTAATCTAAAAAAAAGTACAGAAAACCCTCTTTTTAGAGGGTTTTTTGTTTTAAAACTGGACGAAAATTGAAGTAACCTTATATTTATTACCGAAGAAACATATTAACATTGGAGAAGTCAAAATGGCAGAATTATTAACACCACAAGAAGTTTTTTTCACAGCTTTTGAACCAAAGGTTCAGAATAGATATGTCATGTATCTTGAAGGTATTCCAGCATACTTAATTAAGACTATGCAGAGACCTACTCTTCAATTTGGAGAAATAGTACTTGACCACATTAATGTGAAAAGAAAATTAAAAGGTAAAGCAGATTGGCAGCCTATAACTATAACTTTATATGACCCAATTGTTCCAAGTGGAGCACAATCGGTGATTGAATGGATTCGTTTGTCACATGAGTCTGTTACCGGTCGTAACGGATATGCAGACTTCTACAAGAAAGACATAGTATTTAATGTACTTGGTCCAGTAGGTGATAAAGTTGAAGAATGGTCACTAAAGGGTGCATATATTTCTGAAGCAAACTTTGGAGATTTAAGTTGGTCAGAAGAGCAACCTGTAGAAATTAGTGTGACAATCACTTACGATTACGCAGTATTACAATTTTAGTATAGTCCACACTATATACTATACCACACAAAGAACCCCCGAAACTTTTTTGGGGGTTTTTTATTTTAAGTACATATTTATATACAGAATGGTTTTGACTTAAAATATCGGAGTCAACAAAACATGAGTGAAAATGGATATTCCCAGGTTCGGAAGGGGATAAGA